TTGGGCATCAAAGATGGCAGACGTTAAGTGGTATCAGATAGAGGACCTTTACACCATAGAGCGATACAAGATCCGACACAACCGTAATCCCAAGACACCATGGATAAGATTGTCCTGTGTTTACAAAATCAAGATTGCGAACAAAGTGGTACACGTGGGCAGGTCCGACACCTGTCGCAAACACGGTGGTGCTGAGAAGGTCCGCAAGGCATTGGTAAACCTACTGGACGTACATGATCACAATCCCAGTGTGCCCAAGACCAAGTACTGGCAGGAAATCAGGTTGCGACACAGACCAAATTCCAGTAATATAAGGATAGGAATCATAGAAACCAATGCAATCGAAAAAACCTATCTACAAGAAGCCATACGAGAAAGTTGACCGTGTTGACGAGAGCGTTTGGTTCAGCAACGACGCACCAGTCATGGAGACGGATTTCACTTTCGTTTTTGACGACAGGTATCCCTGCGTAAAGGGACACCGACTATTCATCCCAAAGGAGAACAACTCGCACTTCCTGGGCAGGTCCTACGGCATGGCATACGACTACGGAAATGAACAGATCAAGAAAGGCAAGATTGATGGTTTCAATATCGGCATGAACATGGGCATCTGTGCTGGACAGACCATCTTATGGCCACACGTACATTTCATACCTAGGCACAAGAACGATGCCAAGCACAAGGGCGGAATAAGGTACGCACACCCGGGCGCCGACCACAAGGAACACTACTGATGAAAAGAATAAAAAAGAAAAAGAAAGTCAGCAGGAAGATAATACCCATGCCCATCTACACGTCACCGGACGGGGGCGAGACCGTGTACGAGCAATTACCAAACGGTGAACGCAAACTGGTGGAACAATCGCAAAAAGCCAAGGACAACGAGCAAGCCTTCGAGGAGTTGGACATGGTAGGAACTGAGGCCATAGCACTCCGTAGGAAGCATCCGGCACTGAAGAAAGCCTGGGATCAATACCGCACCATATGGCATTTAATCAACGAAAATGAGTGATATGTACAACTATTCCAATTTGAATTTTACCAGCAGTGTGTGTGCTTCTGTGTGCGTTTAAAGGGGTGATTAAATAGCGTTATGACCAAGTATGTGAGCATAATAGGCAACGGTGAATCAAGGCGGGGATTTGACATCTCTCCATTGAAATCGTTCAGCACGGTGATTGGTTGTAATGCCATCTACCGAGACTTCGTCACGGAATACCTGGTGTGTGCTGACCGCCACATGTGCCAACAGGCCGCGAACGCGGTTGGTAAGGGCACCACGATATTCACCAGACAGGACTGGGCGGATCAGTTCGCGGCGTGGCCCAACGTCCGCAAATTACCAGACCTACCCTACTCGGGAGACAAGCGACAGGATGACCCGTTCCACTGGGGCACCGGACCGCACGCGGGCAACCTGGCACTGACCTACAAGCCCAAGGCCATATTCATGTTGGGATTCGATCTACATCCTTTAGAGAAGGACAAGATCAACAACATGTACACGGGATCGGAGGGCTACACCTACATCAAGAGACCAGTTGATCCCAGTTACTGGATTTACCAGTTCCACAAACTGATGGGCTACTCGGATCCAGACACCAGATGGATAGTGGTGAATCATGATCGTTGGGAGATGCCAGAGGAATGGCGCAAACATTCCAACGTGTACCAGGAGACCTACGACGGTATGGTCAAGTTCATCAACCGGCAGTTGACAAAGAAATAAAACAAAATATAATTTACATATGATCAAACCAATGGTGGATCACCTCATGGTCCAGCAACAGATTAAATCTCCGCACAAGAAATGGAAGCATATGGTGGGTGTGATGTGTCTGAATCTTACCTATCGAAAACACGTGAAAATAATCTTACCAAAATTGTTCGCAAGATATCCAAATCCACAGGCATACCTACGTGGTAGGCTCAAGACGCAACAGGAGATGTTGAAGCCGTTAGGCATGTGGGAGATGAGGTCAAAGCGAATACGTAAGATGACAGAACAGTACCTTGATTGGGATGGCCGGGAGGCCAGTGACCTACACGGCATTGGCAAGTACGGATCGGACAGTTACCAGATATTCTTCCGAAACACGATTCCACCAAACGTTCAGGACAAGGAATTGCGGAAATACATTGACAAACTCTTAGGATAGTGTACAATTAGGTATGTTTGAAAATATAAAAGATGGAGATCATATCACTCTTAAACTGGCTTCAGGAGAGGAAGTCATTGCGAAATACAAAGGCGGCGCTGACTCGTACATAAGCATCGAGAAGGCACTTGTACTGATGCAGGGACCACAGGGTCTCGCATTCGGAACATTCTTTTCAACCGCACAACAGGACAAACCGATCAACATCGCCAAGGACAAGATCACTTCGATAGCCTACATCAATGACAAGATACAGGCCGAATACGACAGGGTGTTCAGCAAGATCGAGGTGCCCAAGAAACCCAGCATCATAACATGAGCAAACACTTCAAGAAACACAGCCAGAGCATAGAAGCCTTGATGGACACATCGGAGGCCATGCTGAACGCCATGGAGAAGCATGGGGTTGATCCTGAGACTGTGGCCAACAGGCCGGAGTTCACGGTGTTGGTGCATTTCCTCAAGAGCATCATCGATGGTGAGTTAAATATACCCAACGAACTGACGGATCGCATCAGAGATGCGGCATTCCAACAGGAACTCGACAGCCGGATCAACAAAAGGTTGAACTGATGTCAAAGAGGACTTCAAGACTTTCATCCCTCTATAAACATTCTGCAAGTCATCACATAGGAGAAAAAAGATGACTTACTACTCAACAAAAACATACGGACACAACATAGGCTTGGCCTGTGTGTTCAGACAACCCAACGCGGACCATTCACACTGCCACTTACTGCACGGCTACAGCCTTGCTTTCAGATTCACGTTTGGTTGCAACGAACTGGACAACAAGAACTGGGCGGTGGACTTTGGTGGACTCAAACCTCTCAAGAAATGGTTGGAAGATCACTTCGATCACAAGACAGCAGTGGACAAGAATGATCCACACCTGGACAAACTGAAAGAACTGGAGAAACATGACCTCGCGGAGATCGTGGAGTTCGACGGAGTGGGTGCGGAGATGTTTGCCAAACACGCATTTGACTTCGCTGACGATCTAGTTAGAAAACAGACCAACGGAAGATGTTTCGTGGAGAGTGTGGAATGCATGGAACACGGAGCAAACAGTGCCATCTACACAAGGAAATAAAATCAAAGACAAAATCGTTTTATCTCTCGACGATCGAGATGTAACAGTTGATATCTATGACTCGCCTTTGTCGCATCGTTTTTTAGATGCACTGCGTGACAATCTATCTAGAAAGAGAGTGCTGGAGAAAAATTTTTGTTGGCTGGGCTGGGCCGATAGCTCAAGGGATCTAAATTACCTTGTTCAAGAACTGAACAACAATGTTGAACAAATAAACTCTTTCCATTTTGATCCTCCATACAAACACATACACCCTTTCGTAGCAGACGACTTCCAATACAGCGGTCGCTTGCCAATAGGCAAAGCACCCGATGGAGACATAAGCAAGACGCCAGGACTCAGACTCAAGCACGATGCCTGTAATCTACTGCACAGGTATTTCGAGGATCTGCAGGGCACCGCTTGGCGATTATCGGAATTTTACAAACAAGCAGACTATCCGACCAAATATGCGATCAGGCAATTGAACAACATATGCCACGAAATAGAAAGTTGGGTAGAGGCCGACAGGAAAAAACACATAGAACCGGAATGGATGCGACCTTCACAGATCACCACGTTCCTCAACGCACCGAGACACGACCTTCATGATGAAGATTTTGAACTGTTCAAAAAGAACAGGTATGACCGGGAACTGGGTGGAGTTTACCTTCACTGGAGCCAGGTGGGCAAGACACTGTTCGAAGTGTGGAGAGATGAGGACGCACCCGAGATGACCGATGCGATATGTAGCACAATCAATCATCAGAAATATTATTCAGGTGAATTCGACATAGAATGGGGACAAACAATAGTAGAGGACACCTTTGATTGGAAGAAAGAAGAGATGCACAATTACAGGTCGTGGCTTGCACAAAATGGATACGACTGGGAAGATCCTAAATTGTCTTTGGGGTACATCAAACTGGGCCAGATAGACACACAGAAAAATTTTGGCTCGCAGGACTTTTTGGAAGTTTACAAACAGATGAAAAACAATTTAAATATAAAAAAGATCACTGTCAGAGGTGCGCCGGACACAGTTTGTGAATATCCGTACAGGCTTGATGACGATGATTGGAAGAAGATACAAATGGATTATCTCAAGGAGGGTTATGAATCACGTGGTTTGTGTGAAATGGGGCAATAAGTATATCCCCAAGTATGCGAATGTATTGAACAGCATGGTCAAGAGGCACACCACTGTGCCCTACCAGTTCCATTGCCTCACCGACGATCCCACTGGATTAGATCCTGACGTCAATGTTGTCAAACTTCCCAATGATCCTTGGATCAAGAGTTGGTGGAGCAAACTGTGGATGTTCGCACCCGAGATGCCAGTGAAGGGCAACATACTGTTCTTCGACCTGGATGTGGTGATATTTGACAACATTGATTCCTTGTTCTCACACACAGGCAAGTTCAACATAATCAGGGACTTCAACAGGTGCAGGGTCAAGGACTGGAAACTGAGCAACAGCAGTTGCATGCGATGGCAGTCGGGCACCATGGATTACCTGTGGACCGAATTCAAGGATCGCTCCGCACAGATCATGCAGTCAAATCACGGAGACCAGGACTGGATCACAAAGAGAGCATCAAAGGACATCACTTGGTTCCCTGAGGAATGGATCAGATCCTACAAGTGGGAGATGGTGGGATTGAAAGATACCAAACTGCTGACCAAGGATGGTCGTAAGTGGTTCCGCACTCCGGCCAAGATAGAACCCGGCAACCGGGTAGCGGTGTTCCATGGTTTACCAAACCCCATGGAATGTGCTGATCAGTTCGTGATTGACAACTGGAAATAGTCATCCTATAATAAAGAATGAGCATAGGGGAGAAAAAGTTTTACGAAGCCGCCAAAATCACACGTGTTAGGGCACACCTAGATGAGATCCCAGAGGACTGTGGATACGAGAAGAAGTTCCGTTTCAACATCGACATGAACGCCAACGGCATAATGGGCGACTGCATCGAGTGGTGCCAGGTCAATTGTGAGGGCCGTTGGGGTTGGTGGTTCGAGAACAAGAACCTGTACGACGAGCAGTGGCACAACTGGGAGGAACAGGACGCCTACATGAGCTTCGAGAAGAAAAGGGACGCTTCAAGATTCTGGTTAGCAATCGGAGTCAAGAACATGGGAAACAGGTAAGCATAATTACTAGTATGAGTTTATTCGAAATAACAGACGCGGCCAAACAACAGATAGAACGACTGCTGGCCAAGAACCCCGGCAAGTGGGCTGTGAGCCTGGCGGTGCTGGGTGGTGGATGCGCGGGCTTCAAGTACGAATGGGGATTCGCAGACACCATGGAGAGCATAGCCGAGGGAGACCACGTTGAGGATTGGGGCACGGGACGTTTCGTGGTGGACGAGACCTCGATGCTGTACGTGGCGGGCACCCGGATCGATTGGATCGAAGAGACGTTTGGATCACAGTTCGAGATAAGCAATCCCAACTCAACCTCCGCATGCGGTTGTGGAGAGTCTTTTGGTATATAATGGACACCGCATTTGTCATAGGCAACGGTGAGTCAAGAAAGATATTCCCCATAGAAACATTAAAAGGCAAGGGCATAGTGTATGGCTGTAACGCCATCTATAGGGATCATCCAAAACTGTGTGATCACATAGTGGCTGTGAACCCTCCCATGTATGAAGAATTGAAACAGTGGCACGATACAACAGATAGTTCTACTCAGATACACGGCATAGAGGACATCAGTCGTTGGAACTACATCTGTGACGGAGACCGGGAGATGGACGTGCCCCGGGGACTCAAGATCTACAGGATATGGCGTGGTGGCAACATGAAGAAGGGTGGCCGTATCAAGACCGAGGACTTCTCCAACAACAGGGGTTCAGGCTGTTCGGCGGTGCTGATGGCCGCGGAGAGTGGTATTAAAAATGTAGTGATAATAGGATTCGACATCCTGGGCGCACAGCAGTGGGAGATGCCGGAACCCAGCAGGATACAGAACAACATTTATAAAAGTTCCCCCAACTACCCGGACAGGCACAGCATGAAGGCCTATCTCAAGTACGAGTGGATGTACCAACTGAGACAAATATTCAGGCGATTCCCCGACACCAACTTCCGCTTCATCAACAGGCGCGAGTACCTGGACGGCAACACGTTCCTGCGTTGGTACTTCGATCAGCCCAACATAAGGTCGGGCATCTATGCTGACCTACAGCGTTGGATCACAGGCCGGCGTGACGACATCAGTTGGATGCGATTATAGATCACAACGGTCACAGAAGTGCTCGTGGCCCTTGTCCATGCGTTCGGGATCTACCCGTGATTTGGGCTTCTTGAAAGTGTCACCACAGCGGTCACACCTGAAGATGTACATGATGTTGTTGCGACGCACGGTGTGGCAGACACCCAGTTTGCTCTCCCTCTTGAACAGTTTGAGGGTCTTCTGCGTCTCTATGAACATATTGATATTTAATAAATACGCATAACAGATTATGGCTAGATTAACGATAGACACAGGAACGGCGGGAAATCCAGCGACGGGCGACACTTTACGCACGGCGATGACCAAGATCAACACCAATTTCGCGGAGTTGGCCGGTGACCTACAGATGTCAGGCAACACTTTACTGAGTGCTGACACCAACGGAAACATCATATTAGATCCAAATGGCACGGGACAAGTACAAGTCAATGCTGACAGATTAGTGATCACGACCACCAAGACACCAACAGCAATAGGAGCCACGGGTGATGTAGCGGGATCAATCAGTTGGGACGCGACCAACCTGTACATCTGCACTGCCAACTATGATGGTTCAACTGCCATCTGGAAGAAACTAGTATTACAGGCGATATAAAATGGCGAAACAGACGATTGACCTAGGTACATTAGGCGGTGCCGACGGTACCGGCGACAGCATCAGGACCGCGGGCGCAAAGATAAACTCGAACTTCAACGAGATATACGCCAACTCGGCCATGTCATCTAATATCAGTATATCAGGGAATAACATCAAAAACACCCTGACAAACGGAGACCTCGTGCTGGCAGGATCAGGAACTGGTGTGGTTGCCATCCCGACCATAACAATAGATTCCACCATCAACATCACAGACAATGTGATCAAGGTGGATGTGACTAATTACGATCTACAATTAGATGCATCTAATTTAGGGTCGATACAGATAACAAAATCAGACATCAACTCCGGCGACATAGACGGCACCGTGATCGGAGGCACAACACCGGCGGCGGGAACATTCACAACACTTTCGGCCACCACCCTCAATGCGGACGGGGTGGCCATCACAAGCAACACGATCACTCCAATAACAACCAACGCTGACCTGGAGATCACTGGCAACGGCACGGGCACTGTTTCCATCGAAGGGCTGAAGATGCCATCCACGGACGGTGCACAACATCAAGTGATCAGGACAGACGGCGCCGGGAACCTAACATTCTTCAGTTCACCCATTCTTTTCGATCAAACATTAATAGACGATGGCACGGCCACGCTCACTGCGACTTCGGCATACCAGACCATAGATTCCTGGGACCTGAGCACCTACAGGAGCGCCAAGTACCACATACAGATCTCAGACGCCACGGCGGACAGGTACAGGTTGATCGAGGCCACGGTCACACATGATGGATCTATAGCATACATTAGTGTTTTTGGTGGTGTGGACAACGGTGATGGGGACGGATCCACCGTGTATGACACCATGGATTTCAACGCCATAGTTGCGGGCGGCAATATTGCCCTGCAGGGAAGATTAAATAACACTAACAATCACGTGATAAAATTCGTGAGGAGATTGATTAAGGTATAATGGCACAGCAGACACTGAACATAGGAGCAACGGCCAATGATGGCACAGGTGACACTCTACGTGTCGCAATGGACAAAGTCAACGACAACTTCAACGAGATATACGCCAGTCCCATCATCAGTGACTTCATAACCATCACCGGCAACGAGATAAGAGCCAACAGGTCCAATGATGATCTAGTGCTGGAACCTTCGGGCACGGGTGTGGTAACAGCGCCGTCTCTGACAGTAGATTCAAACATCAACATCACTGACAACATAATCAAGACCACCGTGAGCGATTCCAATCTTGTACTGCAACCAAACGGTATAGGCAGTGTGGTAATCTCAAAAGTGGACATCAACAGTGGTGCTATAGACAACACAGTGATAGGAGCCAACACGGCGGTGGCCGGAAGTTTCACCACGCTTACAGCCAGTACCTCGGCCAGCATCGGCAGTGTGGAAATCACAAGCAACACGATCACTCCAATAACAACCAACGCTGACCTGGAGATCACTGGCAACGGCACGGGCACAGTCTCGATACAAGGTTTAAAATTCCCCACATCAGACGGGACAACAGGACAGTTCCTCAAGACAGACGGCGCGGGCAATCTAGGATTTGCGACTGCCACTGCTACGCTCAGCCATTCAGACATCAACGACAACACCTCAACAGTGGCGTCTTCCGCGACCACAGTGATAGACACATTCGACTCAGCCACTTACAGGAGTGCCAAATACTACATCTCAATATCAGACACCACCAACGACAGGTACGAGATGGTGGAGGCCAACGTGGTGCATGGTCCCAGTGCTGACAGCACAACAGAGGCCTACATCACGGTGTTTGGGGAACTGTCGAATTATTCCAGTGACGGTTCAACACTTCCTATAGCACAATTCTCAGTTGATGTGTTGAACGGAAACGTGAGGTTGAAGGCCACAAACATCACTAGTGATAGCACTGTGTTCAAGTTCCAGAGGACAACAATAGACTTATAATGTAAAGTAGTTTAAACTACTGACAAACCACATATGAGAAGGAACAACAGAAGACCACAGCATAGATCACCGCGATCAGAGATCGCAAGGTTAGAGGAACAGCTCAAAAGGACCACGGATCCCGTGGATCGCGAGGGCATAAGACAGCACATAGAACACTGGCAACGTGCCCAGAACGACAGGCGCTGATCTCCAATAAATACCCGTGTAAGGAGTAAGATCAATGGCAACACCGGTGTGGACAACAGCGGCAGGAAAACTGGCCACGTTCAACGAGGACAGTTCGTATTCACTACAACTGGAGGCGAATGACCCAGTAGCACTAGGTGATTCAACGGCCATAACTTACTCAGTGATAGCAGGTAGCCTGCCCTCGGGCATGAGGGTCACATCAACAGGACTGCTTACGGGCACTCCGGCCCAGGTTGCCAAGAGAACTCTTTACACCTTCGTCGTGCGAGCCACGGCCGGCGCCCAAATCACGGACAGGACCTTCTCTATAGACATAGAAGGACAGGACGCACCCGTTTTCACCACGGCATCGGGACAACTACAGTTGGATGATTCCACACGTGTGGGACTGTACTGGGTGTTGGATGGTGAGTACGTGAACTTCCAGTTCCAGGCCACGGACGAGGACACGAGATTGGGAGGATCTAAAAAGTTCGAGGTGGTGTCTGGCATACTGCCGCCTGGACTGACACTGCGGGAGGATGGACTGCTTTCGGGCACGTGTCAACTCACGGACGACTACTTCGAGGATTCCACGAGACAGATAGCGATGACCTTTCCGATCACGGTCAGGGTCAGTGACAGCACATCTGTGACAACACAAGAAAATTCGATCTACGTCTACTCTGCGGCATACTGGAATGTGAACAATCCAAACATCACAGTGGACATGACCGAGATCAACAATTTCCCAATCACCATGGATCACACTTCACAAAGGAGACCGGTGTTCCTCACGGACAGCAACCTAGGCACTTTCAGGCACGACAACCAGATGGTGATCAAGATAGATGTGGATGACGCTGATTCCACTGGAAACGATCTTGTGTATTCTAAAGTGGGAGGCACACTGCCCACGGGTCTACAGGTTGATCCAAACTCGGGAGAGATATTTGGATATCTACCAAGACAGGGAGCGGTCACGACAGATTATTCATTCACCATGAGGGCCACGAGGACCATGGACACAGGACAGTTGGTTTACACTGATCAAGTTTTCACCATGACCGTGCTGGGAGAGATAGACATAGGTGTGTCTTTCATCACACCCGCCAATGTGGGCACACTGACCGCAGACATACCAAGCACACTTTCCATACAGGCGGTGGCGGACGAGCCCAACAGAGTTCTATCATATTCTGTGACAGGAGGTGCACTGCCGACTGGTATCACCCTCTCACCACTGGGCAATCTAGTGGGCACAATAGACCCCAGCGACTTCACGGATTCAACAAGGACGTTCACTTTCACCGTGACGGTGAGTGATCAATACCAGGAGTCCGCGGCCACCAAGGAATTCACTTTGACCATAAACATACCATACACCACCATCGAGTACGGTGACATGATGGGGCACGCCACGTCATTCATTGACCAGAACATATTCTACAACATAGCACAAGATCCCAACATCAACTCACCGGAAGAGATATATCGTCCAGAGGACTCAAACTTTGGTATGAAACTGAGACCGGAGATGCTGATGATGGCGGGCGTAGAAGCACAGACGCTGACCACGTTCCAAAACCAGATGGAGTTGAACCACGCACCCATAACACTGTGGTTCGGGGACATCAAGACAGCCGTGGCCAAGCAGAGCGGAACTGTTCTGTACGAGGTTGTGTACATCGACATGGTGGACCCTTTCGTCAACAACGACGGTGTTGAAACCGGAGCCACCACCATCAGACCCAACGCGGTAGAAAACATGAGGGACAGGATCAAGGCCCTAGGACACGACGAGTGGACATTTCTACCACTATGGATGAAGACCGAACAGGCCGGACAGCAGGGACCACTGGGCTACATCAAGGCCGTGCCGATACTGTACTGTAAACCTGGTACTTCCGCCAAACTCAAGAAGCGGATAGAGGATCTAAACCTAAACTTCAAGAACATCGACTTCATCATAGACAGGTACACTGTCAGCAAGAGCAAGATATCTCCGGTTTCTTTCACTGGTGATGGCTCAACACTGTCATTCCAACTGGACGAAATAGTGCATGAAGAAGACATTTTGGTAAAAGTGAACAACATCACACAGGCACGCGATGACACCGGTGATGGCACAGATTACCATATCACACATGACGTAGCAAATCAACGAACAACCATTGTTTTCAATGTGGCGTCGGTGCCCGCGGACGGAGATGTCATCAGGGTGGAGAGATTGAACGATAAATATCTAAGATTTAGGGACATAACATAATGGCAAGCAACATAGTACCAGGAAACATAGACGGAACGTATCCGGTAGCCGGACAGGACAACAGTTCACAGGGCTTCAGGGACAACTTCACGGCCACAAAGAACAACTTCACGGAGGCCAAATCCGAGATAGAGGCACTCCAGTCAAACAAAGCCAGCCTCAACGCTTCAAACGATTTCTCAGGCAACATTGTCGCAGACGCCGAATTGAAGGACAACTCAGAGACGGTGTACGCACACGGTTCCATAGACGGAACAATCACACTGAACCATGAGAACGGACACTACCAGACGTTGACCACAACAGGAACGATCACACTGAGTTTCCTTAACTTACCAAACACAGGCAAACTAGGCAGGATCATACTGGACTTGACAGTGGCATCAACCGCACACACCATAACAATACCCAGCGCGGTGTTGGTCGCGGGAAATGTGTCAGGTGGAGACGGCAGTTCAGACACCATCACGGTACCGACCTCGGGCAGATACCTTTATGAGTTCATGAGTCCAGACGCAGGCGCAACGATACTGATGCACCAGTTAGGCGACAACTACATCTAATAGGAGGTAGTGATGTATTTCCATCCATTACAAGAAGAGATAGGCAACATGAGCGAGGAGGACATCTCCAAACGCATCAAGGAACTTTCGAGGAAGGTCGCGATAGCCAGGCGTGGACGTAATCCTGAGATGCTCCACAATCTTCAGTTGGCACTGAACACATATCGTGATGCCATAAGACAGAGACGAATCGAGGAGTGGCACAAGAACAACAAGAAACTTCGCAACGAACCAGATATCGGTGACCTCATAAACATGGAATAGTAAATATTGCCGATGTCAGGCAGTTTCACTTGGAAGACTAAATTCAAATCAATAATCATAGTAGACAATGAACTGTTTCCCAACGAGTACAGTGTAGAGTTATCACTGACACCGCACACCGCGAGCCTCAAGGAACAGACCGAGTACTTCGACAGGTTAAAGAATCTTTTCGAACAGGTGTTCGCCAACACGATCACGGCCTGGAGGGAAGAGAAACTTTACCAGACGTTGAAGATGAACAGTCGCAACAGGTTCATAGAACTCCCAAGACCTCCCTATGACCAGATCATGGCCGCGGCATGTTTCTGCAAGGCCAATTCAATACTGGAGAGCAACATCACCATAAATCACATAGCCCTCAGCTCATGGCAAGGAGATGGTATTACCTACACGGTTGACAAAGACAGCAATGAGCTTATACTTTTAGATAGGCCCGACTGGTTTTCGGAAAAATACAGCAAATTTGATCCGTGGTGGTTAAGGCCAGACACAGCAACATATGATGAGGAACTTGACAAAGGCATATACACAGGACATTTCAGTTGGAAAACCCAACATAACACCATTGACAAACAGCACCAGGAACATGCTAAAATATTCAAGTTCAACCCAAAGGTGCTAGATGGCGGAAAAGACAAAGACAAATGACCACGGAGACGTGACGTTCTCGGAAGAGGATGCCGTTGACTTGCTTTACACCGATCCAGATTTTGACATATCAAGACTGTTCTTCGAAGACACTGCAAAATACAGCATGGCACTAAAAGAGCTTGGACTGGATTTACCAAAAATTAACACAGCACCCAACAGGGAACCACTGGCAGAGTTCGATCACAAGAACATCAACACATGGCACATGCCAGAACAGTACTACAAGATCAATATGCTGGAATGGCTTTTGGAGAGATGTCAGAGTGACGAAGAACGACAGAGGGTACAACTGGAATACAACCTATTTGAAAAGAAAAAATTTATAAGGGTACTACAGTTCCTGATCTATTTTGTTGACACGCTACGAGCTAATAATATTGTTTGGGGTGTGGGCAGGGGATCCAGCGTGGCCAGTTTCTGTCTGTTCCTGATAGGAGTACACAAGATCAATCCCATGCTGTACGATTTGGACATCACCGAATTCCTGCGATGATAAGTAATCAATATAGGAGCATATTAAAATGGTAGCAAGACCCACAAGAAAAAGAATGTATAGAACCATGCAGGGACGTATGGTAGACATAGAGAAATTGAGAGCGGCCAACGAGACCGTACAAGCGGTAGGCAACATGAACGTGAATGCTCGTGGAGACGTTTTAGGACCAGGTGGACAGGTCGTTACCAAGAAAGAGACAGTCATAAAGAAATACTACGAACAACCTAGGGGCATGGTGGACGACACGCCAGCGAGGGCCAAACCCGCACCAGCACCAAGGACACCACCACAAAAGACCGTGCAGACGATGACACCTGTCGCCAAGACAGAGATCAAACAACGGCCAGCGCCGGAACCGGTGGTGGCACCCAAGGTAGAAGCGGAACCCACACCAGTGGCTACATTCAAACCCAAGACAGAGAGCACGGAGAAAAAAGGCATAGACGCCGCTCTTGACGGATTGGAATAGATCCGCTATAATACTTCTACAATGGGACAGATAGAAGATCTACAAGCAAAAGGATTCGGATCGCATGGTGGTAAGCAGTACACCGTTGACTACGACATCACACCACTGAAGAAGAGGGTTTTGGTTTCAGACATGCAGTTCGGAGCCACAAAATCAAAGGGTGGAATCATCTTGCTTGACGACGACGGCACAGAAGCGGGCATACACCCAAGATGGGCCAAGGTATACGCAGTTGGCAAGGAACAGGAAGACGTGCGGGTGGGCGAATGGCTACTCGTGGCACACGGCAGATGGTCCAGGGCACTCAAGGTCAAGAAAGCGGGCGAAGAGCTGGAAGTTAGGATGATCGACGAGAATGACATCCTGCTGGTATCCGAAGAGGAACCAGACTTCAACAACAGGCAGGCCGGCTACATCAACACGGGCGGTATGCGACAGATGACTTCACTGCCGGGCAATGACTAGTGAACAAAACAGACTTTTCGATGACAAAGGTTTCGCGATAGACTGGATACCTCCCTTTTCCAATGACCGCCAATTGCTCCAGGCAAGAGGCGATTTCTTCAAAAACAAAGAAAACAAATCATTCCCATACATAACTTCGGAATACAATAATTTCATACACGCATTTCAGCAGTCTTTGTTGTCACACAAATACATCAAAGTGAAAGGTTTAGAGCTCTTTACCCAGAGAGATGTCATCACAGGATGCCAACACTTCATAGATCAAATAATAATGACACATGGCCTGCGGAACATACAAGTTTTCAAAGGTGGATATAACTATTATCGAAAATTAGACCCGGAATTCGCACATGTTGATTTAGATAGCATGATGCCTGGCAAACCGTTGATATTGGAATACCCATTTCCGTCTTCAGGAGATAGACATCCACAATACAATGAAATCATAAGCAGGGCCGACGACATGGGAATCGATGTGTACCTGGATTGTGCTTGGTTACCTTGCGCTTGGGAGCAAGATTTGGATCTAGGCGCACACTGTATCAAAGGCATGGCGACAAGTCTAAGCAAACCTTTTGGTATGCATTGGTGCAGGATTGGTGTGAGATGGCTCAAGCACGAAACAAGCGACACGATAAAGATCGAGAACCAATACAGAATGGTCTCCTATCCTAATGTGATGATAGGGAAATACTATCTTGACAAATTCCCAATGGATTACCTGATCACCAAATACAAAAAAAAATACTATGACTTATGCAATAAACATGATTTGAAGCCTTTGAAAACTTTGATGAGTGCTTACAGCAAAGAAAATGAAGGGATGGTTGGGGTAGCCAACCTGTTATTAAAAAATGACTAGATCACACACCTGTTACGTTTGTAAAAAAGAATTCTTCAATGCGATTTACTGGTACGACAGCCTACATGACACAAAATATGACAAGAGGATAATCAGACCGTTCTGTGGGCCCGTCTGCGCCAATCAATACAGGGAGATCTCAGACGAGAACGATTACCCACAACGCAGGCCACTACCAAAAGGACCAGAATGGCAGATAATAATTGACATAAATGGATTGGACTATGAAACCGATTGAAGTTGAAATAAAGAAACTGGTCACAATGGCCGACATTGGACTGGGTGTTGAACGGCCATTGAACCGAGAGAAGAGGACCTGGATCAAAGGACTCACAAAAAATAAAAAACAGAAACCTATTTTAGTGGCACCAATAAAAGATTCTGGATACTTTATATTATTGGACGGCTGGCACAGGGTACAGGCACTCAAGAAGCAGAGAAAAAAGACTGCAACAGCAATAAAATTACCAGTCGCACAAGGATTGCAATTGGCGAAGGCCAACAAGATCCTCAGAGATGTGGACAGGGAATCAAAATTCCGCTTGAAAGTGTCCGGATTGATCAATGATTGGGCACAATCACAAATTGACAAATAGGCAATCAGTGCTATAATTGTAGGATGATACAGCGTTTTGGTTTCTGTTGTAAATGGCTCAACGACGAGTCGGAGTTTGGCGGCATGAAAGTCAACGCCAAGGACCGTGATCTAAACGGCAGAAGCACCACGATGCGTTGGCTACGTGAACACCAGGAAGAGGCCGAACAGCGACAGTGGGACATCATGACACACAACACAACGGCCGCACGTAGGTTGATAGAACGTGTGGGCACACTGCCACCGGAACGTAGGATGGTGAGGCTAGGTAGCGAAATGCTACAGGGCTACACCGAGAAGGACTGGAAGTCATGGTGGCAACAACAGGACATACAGGATCACCTAGCGAACCTATTCGCACCCGTGGGAGAGATGGCCAGGAAGTTGGATGTGAAAGTTTCATTCCATCCGGGACAGTTCTGTGTGCTGGCGTCAGACACACCAGACATAGTTGAACGTAGCATAGAAGAATTCGAATACCACGCGGACATGGCCAGATGGATGGGGTTTGGCAAGAGCTTCCAGGATGGTTGTAAAATTAATGTACACATATCAGGCCGTCAAGGACCAGACGGCATCAGGAAGGCACTACCCAGATTATCAACAGAGGCAAGGAACCTGATAACGATCGAGAATGACGAGATGGGACACGGCTTGGAGAAGAGCCTGGAATTGGAGAAGGATCTCGCATTGGTCCTAGATGTGCATCACCACTGGATCCGTGACGAGGAGTACATCGAACCCACGGACGACAGGGTCAAACGTGTGATAGATTCGTGGCGTGGTCAGAGACCCAGTATGCATTATTCGTATTCACGAGACGAACATCTTGCGGTAGCAGACCTTGGTGAACGAACACACACCGAGATGCATGACATTAAAGATCTACTTGCGAGAGGTTGCAAGAAACAGAAACTGAGGGCACACTCGGACCTATTACCAAATCGTAAGGTAAATGATTGGGCTCTTTCGTTCTCGGAAAACTTCGACATACAGGTGGAGGCCAAAGGTAAAAACATGGCCTCGGAACAATTATATAGACAAGCGAAGGAAACTTCTGTAATATAGCACATATGAAAGATTTATGGGTAGAAAAATACAGGCCTAAGACTCTGAAGGAGTACGTGGTCAGGGACGAAGCACAAAGACAACAGATACAGAGCTGGATTGACGAGAAGTCCATACCACACTTGCTACTATCAGGAGCACCAGGAGTAGGCAAGACCACACTGGCCAAGATGCTGTTCCATGAACTAGACGTTAGCAGTTATGACATACTGGAGATAAACGCATCCAGGGAGAACTCGGTGGACACGGTCAGGGAGAAGATCAACAACTTCGTACAGATCATGCCTTTCGGCGCATACAAGTATGTGTTGCTGGATGAAGCGGACTACATGAGTCCAAACGGACAGGCCGCACTGCGTGGCGTGATGGAGGCTTATCACACCTCAGCAAGATTCATACTGACCTGTAACTATCCCAACAGGGTGATCCCGGCACTTCACAGCAGATGCCAGGGCTTCCACATGGAGACCATAGACAAGACGGAATTCACCGCCAGGGTCGCGGAGATCTTGATCGCGGAGAATGTTGAACAGGACATAGACACTTTAGACACGTATGTGAAGGCAAGTTATCCGGATCTGAGGAAGTGCATCAACATGGTGCAACAGAACGTGAGGGATGGCAAGTTGATGCCACCTGCCAAGGGCGATAGTGGTCAACAGGACTACAGGTTGGAGATGGTAGAACTGTTCAAGCAGGGCAAGATACAGGAAGCACGTAAACTTGTCTGCGCACAGGCCAGACCAGAGGAGTGTGAGGAGATATACAGATGGCTGTATGACAACCTGGAACTGGTGTCCAAAGATGAGGACCAGCAGGACAAGGCGGTGCTAATTATCAAGCAGGCGTTGGTGGATCATTCGTTTGTCGCTGACCCTGAGATAAATTTAGCCAGTTGCATGATAAAACTAGCGAGGTTACAGAATGGGTAGCAAACACAACAAGAAGAGATACTTCTGTGTGAAGTACATAATAAAAGCAGACAAGAAGTTCGATGAGTTCGTTGAACTCTCAAAGAAGAAGATAGGACCAGGCAAGGCACTGGAATACACAGTAATATTAGATCTCGTGAACAAGGAAGTCATCAAGAATGAACTACCGGGCATACCAGTGGCCCAGAGGGACGAGATCCCATTCGAACGCATAGAACAGCACTACCGCCAGTGGTACGCCGATGCCATGGATCAGTTCGTCAAATAACTACGCACAAACACGTCGGAGATAGGCCAGTTGGGTGGCCTTGAACATCTTCCTTAGCACCCTTCTGCGCCTACGATCCTTCTGTTTCCGTATCTTGAGCCAGCCCTCGTTCAGCAAGTACATCTTGACTCGCTTGTCGAATACACGCTTCTTCCTCATTAGTTTCCACAGTTTCCTCTGGAATAAAGGTCGCATTTGTAGGCTCTGATATGGTAGCATAGGGCTCCTCGTAGGTTGTGTTGGATTGTGATTTGATGTGTCTCTGTGTTGGACTCATGTACAAATACTTACTATCAAATTACCAGATAAACTATGCATATTTTACAACACAGATATTTCTGATAAATAACACTTGCTATGCATGACGTCTTAGATATCATTAAAAATGTACAATCACTTTACGCTGTGGGTCCTACCCTATCCATACTGAAGGACTTCGAACGCGTGATAGATGAACTAGACGTGTACGTGTTCAAGAACTGGGAGGACGGTGAATTATTATCCGGTCCTGTTGATTCCAGACACTTTGTAACGTGTTCATTCATGTGGCCAGCGGACAAGATGCCAGATCCAGCGGGAGGACAGAGATTGCTGGACAGAGGATGCAAGGTATTCTACAAACGAGACGAATTACTGAAGCCAAGACAGATCAAGGGACCGGAAGACTACAGGCCCGGCACCACGAAAGGCAAGATTGACAGCCATGACATTTGGGTGGTGGAGATCAGGATGCCCAAGGAACTGATCGGCAACTTCAAGCACGGTAAAGACGAGATTGAAAGCCAAGATGCCACAGATGAGGCATCTGGAGAATTAAGTAATCTAAATGACATTTCTTAAAGAAGGATTAAAAGCCGGAGACCTAGACGGAGTCGTACACAAACGATTCTCGGTAGACCAATTCAAATCCAAGATGGGCGATGACCGCAACATCATGGTGCTGGCATTATCAGTGGACGGACAGGCTCCAGCCAAGGACCTAGAACGTTTCGCAGAGACCGGATACAAGGAAGTGCTGGACGCTGACGCTACACCGGGCACGCTGGAGGACGGCAAGCACAGGGTGTTCGTTGAGTTCGCCAGGACAGAGAAAGTGGACAGGGAGATCAGGAAGTTCCTTGATGATCTCGCAAAACTAACAAACATCGAAACTTTCGAATTCACTTACCACAAGGATCCAACACCTTTCGAGGCATCGGCCAAGAACCTGGCAGACATACTGCCCAGAACACCGATAGCCTACACACAGAAGATACAGAGCATGAGACTGGGGGAGGTCAAGACGTTCTTTGACAAGTTCCAGATGATGGAATTCAAACTGGACAACAACGTAATAGAAGTCAAGAAGCGGGGTGCAGACACACTGAAATTTGAATTACACGCATTTGGTAACACCAACATGATCATGAACGAAGTCAAGGCATTTAGGCTAGACGAGAGTGCCATAAGTGAGTGTTTGTTTCTAACAAAATATTTCGGACCATATCAGATCACAAAGACCACAGAGGACAGATTCATTTTCAGCAAGGGTGGCGAGTCTGCTCTGTTAAGTAAAATATAATGACAAGATTAAGCACAAATTTCACGTTGCAGGAATTCACCAAGAGCCAGACTGCCCTTAGACAAGGCATCGATAACACTCCAGGTGAGGAACACCTCGCTAACGCAAAAGAACTTTTTGAGAATGTAGTACAAAAGGTCAGGGATCAATTTGGGGTCACGGTGATCAACTCAGGCTACAGGGGACCAGCACTGAACGAAGCGGTGGGTGGTTCAAGCAAGTCACAGCACTGCAAAGGTGAAGCAGTGGACATAGAATGTCCGGGCACACCAAACTATGACGTCGCAAAGTTCATAGAAGACAACCTAGACTTCGATCAACTTATCCTGGAATTCTACACACCAGGAATACCTGACTCTGGTTGGGTACACGTTTCATACAAGTCGGAGGGAAATCGTAAGAGTGTGCTGACTGCGATGAAAGAAAACGGCAAGACCGTCTACAAGCCTGGCTTGATCCAATAAGAAATCACCACGTTCGACAGGCCAATAAATATTTGCATGTATGCAAAAATTTCTATTGATTTCAATTTCAAACAATTCCTAGATGCCAAATACACCGAATATGAGACAATATCTATCAGGATATGGAATGATAGTAACAAGAATTCCAGCCTGCCGCAGTTGAAATCACCTTTGCCAGACACGTACTGTTGGGAAAATGTAAAAATGAAACAGATACTTTGGGACCTAAA